ACTAAATAGTGTAGTACTCCCCTTACCCTTTTCTTTCCTATCTAGTGATGCTTGAACTGCATCAAACGTTTCTTTATCTACAATGGCTTCATGGTTATTTTCTACATAATACTGTGGTAACTCTCCCTTGTTAATGTTCTTCTTTTTGGATAGAAAATCAATTGTGTAGGTTTTCTGAAGGAGGGCATCACCCTTGTACTTCTCATTCCTTAACATCCGTTTGATGGTCACAGAACTCCAATGATTCTTACCACTAGGTGAGAGGATACCTTGTTGTGTCAAGTCTTTTGCAATGCTATAGGGAGTTTTACCAAGCAATGCCTGTTGGAAAATGTAGCGGACAGTCTTAGCTTCTTCCTGATTAACAACAATCTCACCATTCTCGCCCTTTTCAAAGCCCATGACGTTGGTATAGGGAAAATGTACCTTTCCTTCCGCAAACTGTTTCCTCAAGCCCCAAGTGACGTTCTCTGAGATGCTACGGCTTTCTTCTTGGGCCAAGCTAGACATGATGGTAATCAACAGCTCACCCTTTGAATCTAGAGTCCAGATATTCTCTTTCTCAAAGTAGATTTCAACTCCGACTTCCTTCAACTTACGAACTGTTGTCAATGAATCAACTGTATTTCTTGCAAACCGACTAACTGACTTGGTAATAATGAGGTCAATTTTGCCAGCCAAGGCATCCTCAATCATGCTCTTAAAACCCACTCGCAGTTTAGTATTAGTGCCACTAATACCTTCATCCGAGTACATTTTAACAAACTCCCAATCGCTTCGAGTTGAAATGTATTCTGCATAATACCTCATCTGAGATTCATAGCTGGTTGTTTGGTCTTCATGATCAGTTGATACCCTCGCATAACCTGCTACACGACGTTTCTTAGGTAGCGAAATGCTAGCTAACTCTGAGTTCCTAGGCGCATTTGCTTCAATAGTTATGACGTTTTTCATAAGAAGTGCTCCTTTCTAACCTTCAGTTCATATTTTCTACCTTTTATAGGAAAGACGGTAATTAAACCTACTGATGAGTCATAAATAACCTTCTTGATATTTTCGGTAACCCAATTTTTATCTGGTTTAAATCCAATTTTATCTTCAAATGTAGCTAATATCCGTTTTTCAGATAGAGTCTTACTAGGACAAGAGGATGTTCCGAACCTGTCTCTAGTGCGGCAACAGTATCTGATGGTTCGGTGTACCTTTTTGGAGTCTACTCTAGTAATCATTATTTTTCCACAATGGCTACACTCGATTAACTCTCTAAAAGTACCTTTGTGCATATGGCTTTCCTGATACATTACCTTGTACCGACGTTCTTTTTCTTGTAGTACCACATCAAAATAAGACTTTGAAACAATGGCTTCATGAGCATCCTCTACAATATACTTATTCTTTTGCCCATTATTTCGTTTAGGATTTCGTGAAAAAGGTTCTCGGTAAGTCTTCTGTAATACCAAACGTCCAAAGTATGCTTCCTGCTTAAAGAACTCTCGGACACTAGAGACTGTGAAGGGATTTCCCAGTCGTGTCAAGACTCCTTGCTCATTTAACTTTTTAGTAATCATTGGGGCATTATCTCCGTCCAAGAACCATTGAAACACCTGTCGTACAACCTTTGCTTCATCAGGCTCAATGACATAATTCTCACCATTCCAACGGTAGCCATAGATATCTTGAGGTGTATGAGGTTGACCCTGTTCAAACTTTTTCTTAATCTGCCATCTTAAGTTTTCACTGATGTTATGCGATTCTTCTTGAGCGACAGAAGCTAGGAGAGTTAACATCAACTCGCCTTCGGAACTTAGGCTATCTATCCCTTCTTTTTCAAAGGTAATTCCTATGTTCTTTTGTCTAAGTACACGCACTGTAGACAATAGGTCAACGGTGTTTCTACCGAACCTTGCAATGGATTTAGTTAAAATTCTATCAATTTTTCCATCATCACATGCCTTTAACAAATCTTGTAACCCTTGACGGTTACTTTGTTCTTTACCGCTGATGCCTTCATCATAATAAACGCCAACCAATTCCCAGTCTGGATGAGACTGAATTAATCTACTATAATAGCTGACTTGAGTGGATAACGAATGATGTAGGCGACTATCAGATACCCTCGCATATGCTGCTACACGCAACTTAGGTTTTTGCGGTGTCATCATCGGTTGAATTCGTCTAACTATTCTCAATTTGATACACTCCTTTCGCTACTATATATCACTCTAAAGGCCTCATTTATCAAGTCTTTAGGTCGATAATCTACTAATAAATGGTTGATATTTTTCAAGCATCTTTTCCTTAAATTGCTGATGAACTTCCTCACTAATAATCCTAGATTTTAGGAGTCTATCGGCCTGTATCATGGTCAGTTGGTAAGTCATCTCATCTTGTAATTTGTCATTAGTCATAATAGCCCTCCTACCTTACTAAGTAAGGCTGAGGGCATTTTTTCCGCTTTTTAGGCAAAAAAAATAAGCCTGACAGAAAATACACTCCATCAGGCTTAACATAAGTTACTGTTTAATTGCCTTTTCCAAGGCCTGTACTGAAGCAACCAATTTCTCATCGTCAAACTTTTGTGACTCTAAGAAACGGTTGAAATCGCCATCGTCTAAGGTTAAGTGTGCTGCACCAGCTGATTGCAACTGAACAACTGTATCAATGTGACCAATCCCAAAGACAGCACCATTGACCACTGCCACATAACCTTGTTTCCCACTTTTTGATCGTACGACAAAATTTTTCATATCCTCATCCTCCGAAGTTTCTACTTTCTTTGTGCTAGTTGCTACCTCATAAGGCAGTCTAAACCAGCCAACCATATAACCAACCAATCCACCACTATGGCTATCAACTAATCGCCCATCAGAATACCACTTTCGTGACACACGTCGAGTGTAACCGCCAACTTCCAGTTGATCGTTGACCCCATTACGGTTACTATCCGAATAACCATCGACATTTTGTTCCACACCTTCAAGTCCAGTACCATCAGAATCCGCTAAACAAACACCGATGTGACCAAAACTGTGACTCGGTACACGAATCACGTAAAAGTCACCCGCCTGTGGGTTAACCCCTACGGCATCATAGGTGACCTGAAAACCATTGGCTTTTGCCTTATCAAGACAGTCAATGGCATTGGTGTAAGACATATTCTTCCCTGTTTCCTCCTGAACGATTTTATCAATTAGAGCCACACATTGCCCACCATAAGGATTGGTAGGCACCGTCACTTTGGTATTGACTTTCGAGAGGGCATTGGCAACAACCTTTTCTTTACTTGTCATTCTCATCCTCCTTATCTTCGTTTAACTGACGTAAGACTTGTTTAATACGATTAGGCACTGGCAATCCAATACGAGTCGCATTCTCCAAGATGGACAGTCCTTCATTACTGAAGTAGAAAAAGATAACAGCTGTTCGAACTGCCCCACCTTGTTTTAAGACCTGTAGGTCAATCATGTGGGCAACAGCCACCAAACAGATAATCATGGCTTTTTTGAAAATCCCTTTTTTACCGATAGAACTGGAGAGGTTCTTCTCGACAATGGCTGCCATAATCCCTGTCACATAGTCAATCAACATAAAAATCAAAAGGCCATAAAGAAAGCCATCGATTTCTCCAAAAATAGAACCGATGACCCCACCGATTCCTGAAAACACTAATTTATTAGTCAAAACTTCTTGTTTCATTGTTTCTCCTCTAAGCGGTACGTCGCCACCGATAAACTGTAATATAAGGTTGTAAATTGTTATGAGCCTGTCCTCCTCCAGAATTACCTGTGTTATTTCCTTGAGGATACAATGATGAACTCCCGTCAGAAGAATAATCTCGACGTGTGGCCTGATTACCTGAATTGGCAGAAACATATTGCGGATGTGAGTGAACAGGCATTTCATTGATGGTTAAGGTATGAGTTTTGCTGCCACCTGTTTTTGAAACAGTATTAAATTCGCTTTCTGTCTCAGAGACACCAACCAAAACACGTCCATTCCCAAACCGCTCCCACTTCCCTCCCATAAAAGTTGAAGGACTTTCAGAACTCGTAGACTCATAAATCGTTCCAATCGGATAGAAAATATCAATCAGCTTTTTGTTACGCATGATGATGTCTCCATCAAAATAAGAAGGCTGACTACCATCCACATCAAGAACCCCTCGTGTCCATGCTTTTCCTATCCCCATCCCTGTCGGAGATAAGCCATAAACTACCTTTTCAGGACCAACCGTAAACTCAAAATCCGTTTCATAGAATAAATCTCGCAAATGACCAATGATGGTATAAGACTTGGTTTGGTCATAGGTGCCATTCAGGGTAGCTTGAAAATTCTCTTTGGTATGTTCCGTTGTCGTACTCCAGTTAGCGGCTCCACCTACATTCGTTGTCTTTGTACCAGTTGATAAATCAAGAATATCCCACGTCATAGTGGCTCGATTCTTCTGACTATTGCCTACAATGAGTGGTGCAATTTTTACTTTTCGAATCACATTTAATTGATTCATGGTAGTTCCGACTCGAACTGAAGTAAAGGATAGAATGGGTTTAAAATATTCAAGTAGAGAAATCTCGACTTCCTTTCTCGGACTTTGTCTTCCTCTTGAATCCGTCACAAAAGCAGAGATTTTGGCACGACCAACATGGTTAATACCTCCTACTCCGCCATTTTGTGCAGTAGCTACATTCTGGAGTTGTATCCAGCTATTTCCTTCAAATTTAAACACTTCCGCTCGATAACCACTAGCTGGAATAGTTGATCCATAAATTCCTGTAGCACCATTAAAGGTAACCTTGGGATTTGACTCCAATGAAACAAAGGTATTGCCTGTAATGGCATTTTGAGCAATCGTATTTAAATCCGATAAACTGATAGAGGATAGACTGGGAACCACCGAGCTCGGAAGTTGAAGAGTCACTTGAATCCGAGACTCACCGATGACCTTTCCTCCATAAATGGTTTGTACTAAAATTGTGCCAATACCAGAGGTCGCATTGGGGATTTGAGGAGCTAATTTTGCAACTTCTGGTGTCCAACTACAAGAAGTGGTTGCACCAGTTGCGACCACTCCACTCAAACTACCAAATTGCCAAGTAACCTTGTGTGTAAAATCCCCACTTGCTCTCGTAATAGAAATGGTAATTGGAGAACCCATCATATTCCCAGAAACACTAGCTGTTGAGGACCGTGGAATATCTCGTAATCGTAACGATTGATAACCGGTATTAAGAGTTCCTGGTGA